TCAATCACCCAGCATGACATTCTTCCAGATCTTCACCTCGACCACTTTTTCCAGCTTTCTGATCGGAATTCTTCCATAGTCGCCGTGGGCGGGACGGTGCTGTCTCATTTCCACATATTCAGTCTGGCCGCAGCGCGAACATGGGAAGGGCGGTAAGTGCAGCGGGTGCTGGGGATCAACGATCTTCATCAGGTCAGACGGCGTGGAATAGATCGCGCGACGGCACAGGTTGCAACGGATCAACAGCAGCAGGCCATCCACAGCCGCATCCTTGCTCGAGCGGAAGGGCTTACTGGGGTGAGCGCGGATGGGTGGGCGACCTGCTGGCATGGCGGGAACATATGGAGAACACGCAACGCCCGTCCAGTCGTTCATTCAGGTTCTTCGCGCATCCCGATACCTTCGCCTATGACCTGCATCCGCTCCGCCGGGAATGCTTCCAACAGTTCAACCGCCTCGTCAGGATCGCCGTTCAACCACATCTCATAGTCATCGGGCGCGAGAACCAGCGGCATGCGGGTGTGATAGTGCGCTGCCAAGCTGTTCGGTGATGTCGTGACGATGGAAAAGACCATAGCGTCGATCTCTGTTTCGCCCAGGGTGCCGCGCTGATGTCGCCAGATCCCCGCAAAGGCAAATCCTGCCGCGTCTGCCACATTGAACCAGTGGTACATGGCCGGATTTCGCCCTATGGCCTCCGCATAGGCGGTGGCAGGGACCAGGCAGCGGCGGTTGACGAAGCTATCCTTCCACAAGGAGGCCGACCGGATCTTGTCATCTCGGGTGTTGTTCCATGCCTGGGGCTTGAGCCAGTTGCCCGTCTTCTTCGACTTGTTGGGCGTTAGGAATCCCCAGTGCGCCCGGATCAAAGACCGCTGCCCGTCACCGGACGTGACGATTGGCGCATCGTACTTTGGGTATATCGCTGGCAGGGCGGGCATATTGCCCAAGTCGGTTCGCGCGACCGGCACGTCGAACAACTGACGCATTGCCTCGTGAGGCATCTTATTGGAGTAGAGATTGCACATGGCGAGACCAATATCACGACGAGGCGTAGCTGAGAATGGCGGCTTCGAGCCCGAATTGACCGATGCTGCGTCGTGTGCGACGGTCAGATATCAATCATGATTTCAAATAAGTTCGTGAGGCCTTCATGGATTTTCTGACCGCTTTGGGAACTATTTCCAAGTCTGGGTTAGCGTTGCTGGCGACCATGGAGAGCAGTGCCGACCCTAGTAGGGTGGCAATCTTCGAAACCTATCGTGGCGTTATCTCTATGAATGCCCGAATGGGCGAGGCAGAGAAAGTTCTGCTGGCCGTCCATCAGGATGTTTCAAACATCCCTGCTACACTTCGTGAAGCTTTGCACGATCAGGAGGCACGCAAGGCCACTTCTGCGCTCCGGGCCGTAGCTGAGGGGCAACTGACCGCCTATGAGCGTTATATTGACAATATTGGCTCCGATGAACTCAGCCTCGACCGAGCACATGAAATATATTCGGAAGACCTTGAGAGAAGGTTTGATCGTCTGGAAGAGGCCATTATACAAGTCATCGACACAGCTCCCCTCGCGCTGGATGAAGTGTTGGCCGGAATCGCGATGGAAATCTACTTCCTGCGAAGGGAGGGCAACAGTTCCGAGGCCATTAAATCCACCATTGATGCTCGGTTCGAGCGCCTAAATGAGGCCGTTGAAAACAGTCTGAACCCGATGGTTGCCGAGGCAAACGCACAACTTATGTCGGCGAGATCAGCAGTAGAGGCTGATACCAATTTGAGCGATTGGACTGCTTCTGGACCCCTTGTTTTCTATCCCGCATCGTTCCGAATCTCGTGGTCTTCACAGGCTCTATTTGTTTCGTGTGTCCACGTAACCCAAACTGAGCTTGATGCTGATAGAGGTCTCTATCTCTTAGAAATGCTATCTCCCTTCCCTCTTTATGAAACGTTTTCCGCCACTCAGCAGGTGGGCGACTCAGTCGGTCAGCACTCCTTTGCTACCTGCGGCACAACGTTCTCTGCTAAAACTTCTGAGGGTGCTCGTGGATCACTTTATCCAGTTAGCACCTCTGTTGCGGTAGAAGGGCGACGCATTGACTTTGTTGAAACACATCCACAAGCCCCCGATGGGTTTGTTAGATTCAATGTAGTTCATGATGAAAGATCTAAGCGGGTCGCAAATCTGAACACTCTGCTAGAACAAGCCAATCTTGCAACGACTCGATATGCAATTCTTGTCGAATACCGCGACAACTTGCTGGCCGCGATGTCGGAAACGCAGAGGAATTTGGAACAATACGCCACGCTTGCAGTCACTGAAGAGCTTGACAAAAGCTTTCTTGCCGAAATCGAGCATCTAGGAACTGCACTCGGAGAGTCATCTCGGGATGGCCGCATTTTCGAGATCGGTCGCCAGGAAGCGGCACTAGAGGATGCCATTTTGCGGCGGCAACTGGTTGAGGCAGCGATGGCGGCGGATCGCCAAATCGCGGCTGGACAAGCCCGCTTCCAAGCCGAAATCGAAGCCTCTCAATCGAATGACAACGCTCTACTTCGGAACTTCCTGAAGCAAATTGGTCTGGGTGTTCGGGTCTTCAAAGCGGCAGAGACCGCGTATAAGCGGGTTCGCTCGTTCGAAGAGCAACTGGCAGGTGCATCGCCTGACGACCGCTACGACGTTGCAGCGGCCCGCGAGGCGCTCAGCAAACTGGAGAACCTTGGCATTCCTAGCGAACCTCCGACCAGCTCGGAACTGACAGCTCAAGAGGTCGCGGCACAACAGTTTCTCGAAGCGGCTTTCGCAGGAGACCTAGAGGTTCTCGCTGAAAAAGTGGCCGGTGCTGTTAGTCCTACTGAAGTGACAAAGGTAGTGCTGCGAGATGCGTCAAACGCTCCTGGCGAAATAATTGAGATGCGCGGCGTCGCCGAGCGTTATCTCCTCGCAATTATTGGAGCTCGAATGAATTGACTCGACAATGCTTGGGTCAAAGCCGACCTTAGACGGCGAAGACCTAACGGCAGCAAAGTCCCGCGTAACGGTCATCCGGCGGGTAGTTGGAACGCCGTCACAGGGATGCCAAAGGTCGGCCCTTCGCACTAACTTTCGTTGCCCAGGCAAGCCGCCTCGAACTGCTTGCGAGCAGCCGTCAGGCCCTCAGCGGTGCGTTGGGTGTCCTGCCGGGAGGGCAGAAAGAGCGAACGGGCCCAGGCTTCACAGAGGGCACGCTCAGTCGCGGTAGAGGATGTCTTCGGGTCGCACGCGGCGAGCGCCAGCAGCATCGACGCGGCGGCGAATGTTTTCAGCGTTGCGAATGTCGGCCTCACGGGCTCTCTCCCTCTCTTTGCGCGCGCCGCTGCGGGCGGCGAGATTGAAGAACAGCAGGCCGGCGAGGAGGAGCCCGCCGGCTGCGATGAGTGTGCGGCCGAGGGCGGAACCCTGCAGCCAGACGAATAGGCCCACCTCAGCGCCCCAGATGCGCGCCGGAGCGGGCATCCTCGACACGAGCGGCGGTGACCTGACGCCAGAGCACGTAGCCGACGACGCCCAGCCCCAGCACGAGCAGCGCGGGCCAGTGGTCGGTCACCATTGCAGTGAGGGTCGGCAGGAGGCCCTGCGCCTTATCGGCAGCCTCGGTGGCCGCATCGATCACCGGGATCGCCGCGCCGGCCGCCACGACGACCTTGCCGGTATCGGCGGCCTTGATGGTCGAGGATCCACGGGTGCGCAGCTCGGATGCGGTCAGCTGCCGCTCTGGGCGCTGCGGGGCCTTTTCGAGCGCCGCCCAGGTGCGCTGGCCCACGATCCCGTCGACCGACAACCCCGCCTCGTTCTGGAAGTCGCGCACCGCAGCGCCCGTGCGGGGGCCGAAGACCCCATCCCGCTGGCCGGCGAAGTAGCGCAGGCTGCGAAGCTGGTCTTGCAGATCGAGCACAAAGGCCCCCCGCGCGCCCTCGCGAAGAGTTGGGCGGCCCATCTCGGCCTGCGCGGCATCGGCACGCCGAATGCCGAGGATCCGGCTCACCGGGTAGCGCTGGTCGCTGACCTTGTTGCCCTGGTTGCCGCCGCGCAGGATCACCTTGTCGCCGTTGAAGCCGACCAGAAAGGCGACGTGCCCCTGCCAGCCATCGGGCGAGCCACGCCACAGCACCACGACGTCCCCCGGGCGCGCAGCGGAGAACTCCACCTTCTCGCCCCAGTCGAGGTAGGAGCGGGCGTTGAGCTTGCCGGTGCCTGTGAGGCCAATCTCAGCGAGCACGGCACCAACGAAGGCCGCGCACCAAGGTGTTTCATCGTCGCGCACGTTGCCATGGCCGGAGGCCTCGAAGAAGGCGATGACTTCGGGGTTATGCTTGGTGCCGGGCCATTCGGACAAGCCGACATGGCGCCCGGCTGCCTCAAGCAGCAGAGCGTTGTATTTCATCTTCAGTCCTTTCGGTTAACGGGGGCGGGTGCGGTCCTCGAGCCGCACGAGGTATTCGAGGGTTCTCTCGTCGCGCGCGCGGCTTTCGTCCTCAAGGTCGCGGAGGTGCTTGGCGAGGCGCGTCATGTCCTCGCGCAAGGCGACGACCTGGGGAGTAATGTCACCGGCGCGACAGTTCGCCGCCTCGATGGCGCCGGCAACGGCGGCGGAAGTGGGCTTGCCCTTCCTGGCACCGATCACCGCCGCCATCCCGGCTCCGATCAAGGTGCCAGCTCCGGTCATCAGCACCATGAAATCCTGCTCAGACAGGCCGAGAAATGCTGGCATCTGCACCGCTCCGGTATGCTGCAAGTAGATCGAAGAGGGCGAGCAGGCCGTAGGTTGCTGTACCAGTGCCTAGCGCAATGCTCTGCTGAAACGGCCCACCAGCGGTGATCCATTGCCAGCCGAAGGTGACGGCGAGCATGGCGAAGATCGTAGCGCCAACCGTGGCTCCCACAGCCCGAACCATCGGCGAGCGCCGCCAGTTACCGTTGATGTAAAGCGCAGCGATGCGCGACGAGGCCAGGAGAGCCAACGACGTCGAGATCATCGCCTCATCAAAGTTGAGATTGCGAAAACCAGCGTATCCTGAGCCAGCGAAGGTGTCGCCGGGAAGGGCGAGCGTCAGAGCGAAGCCTAGGAGCACGGCCGAGGTGAGCCACTCGGTGGCACGACCCTGTTCGATGATGGCGAAGGCGAGGCGGCGGGGCATCACACCGAAAAACCGGCATCATCTGAGAGCACTTCAAACAGATCAACCCGGTCCAAGTGAAAATGATCGTCGCGGCTGACGTTGTTGGTGTCATAGCGCACTCGCCACGTAAGCGTTCCGGCAGACAGAACTCGAAAGGTGTGCGCCCAACGATAGAAAGCCGTCATGTTACCGTCACCGGGCGCGTCTTCAATGTCCGTGGTTCCGCTCGCCCCCGATGTAGGAAATGCGCTTCCTGTGCCATCAACAACGTCGATAAACGACCGCACGGAACCGGCGCTTCCAAAGGTGCCTCCCTGCTGTTTGTATGCACCAACGGAGACAATTTGATATGTGCGCCCAACCATATCCTCCGTGACAGTGAAACTCCCGCTGACATTGGCCGGGGTGGATGTGGCGGCAGTATCAACTTCGATAGCGCCGGTCCCCGAGGCAAATTCGCCCGCCGTGGTGGTAACAGCCAGAGCCGAGCCGCCCGGATTTTTTGACAAACCAGCCGTGCTGCTCCCGTCAACTAGAGATTCAACAAGACGGCGATTTTCAAATACCGCGCCGACCTTTCCGGTCAATCCTTCGATTTCTGCCAAGCCCTCGAATGCCGAAAAGTCGTCGGTAACACCGTCCGATGCGACACGGGGGGCGTTGCTCCAAACTAGGCTTCCAGGGCCTTGGTCATCCGTCACCTCATACCACTGGCCAGCATCGCGCGAAGCGGTCGTTGTAAACGGAACCTCAGTCGGAACCGGGGCATAGATGGAGCCACCATCACTGACGAGATAGCCTGCATGGTTCACCTCCAACCCAGTAGTAAATGCCGTCACATCTGCGGCGCGGGAGTTCATCAGCTTGGCTTTAGCCGAGCTGCCCAGCAACTGCGCTCCTACAAGCCCGGGGTTCTTTACATAGACCTTTGCACCATCCACCGCGCAAACCGCACTTGTCGCCCGGCGCAATGTCATTTTGCGGGGGTTTTCAATGGTGAGCCGGATGCCCGGCCCCTGCGCCACTATCGCTTCCTCAAGGTTCGGGTTGTTGACACCCGGATTGCTGGTGATGCCCGGATTTTCCCAAAGGATGTTCGACAGGATTATGTCCATGATCTCGTCTTCGTCGTAATTGACCGCACGCAACAATTCGCGATAGCCGGTGTGAACTCGACCGAGGCTGAACACGCATCTATTTTCCTCCCACGCCGTTCCGGCCTCATAGAAGGCAAATAGAAGGCTTGTCCCTGTTGCGCCGGTGATAGCAAAATCATACATCGACCCGACTGAACGAACCTCAAGCGAAATGCCCCCCGCGTCCTGAATTGTGCCGTTATTTGAAAGTCCCGTGTCGTAGGTTCGGCCACCCGCCTGCTTCGCTGTAAAGCCCCGGCCTGTCCAGTTTGCGTATTCGCGGATCAAGGCGGTTCGTTTCTTGCCGCCATAGATAAACAAATCTTCAAACGTCAGGTCATTACTCACGCCCCCTTGCGTCCCTTGGCCTACCTCGAAAAGCACATCGGCGTCGTAATCGTCGGAAATAGTCAGGTTTCCGATGTGCGAGCCTTGCCCCTCAAGACGAACGCTAGAAGCCGCCGCCGTTCCCCAGATCGTCGTGCGCCGCCTGTCGGACCCCATCACCCTCGCGCCATTGGTGCTGACCCTGCCGCTGATATGGAGCTTCCCTGCAAGCAAGAGATTGTTAAACCTGTCATCGGTTAAGACGTTGTTTAGAAGTGCGAGTTGGTCGTCAGTGTTTTCCTCCGCCAGCATCGCCTGGGCGTCGGCTTTGCTAAGGAGATCCATAAATTTGACCTGCTCACCCATCCGCGCATTGGAGATCATGCGCAGGTATCCAGCACTATCGCTGCCATCGACCTTGAAGGGGGAGCGGGCGAGCGTGACCTTCAAGCCGCCGGAGTTCTCAACGTAGTCGTCGGTCGCGGCCTGATCCGCCGTCTCAACGACAACACCGTCTCGCGCGACCTGCAACATGCCCTCAGGAAGCTCCTCTTCCGTCCGAGTGTCAGCCAGCATTATGGCCGTGGTGTCGTGCAGAGTTCGCTTCGAGATCGCCTGCCCACTGATCCCATCGAGATCCAGAACCGTGTCCCCGTTCGCCGTGTAAGGCGAAGACGTATCGATCAAGAAAGACTCGCCATTAACCACCCGCGCTTGTCCATCCCGCAGGTTCTCATCCTCCAACATCTCGGAGATTGATCCCGAAGGCAGCCCCGCGATCATCTCGTCGAGGAGCGTCTCGATCTCTGACGGCACCGGTTGATGCGCAAACGAAACAGGGCTGCCCCGGAAGACTGCCCGCGGCGATTTAGTAAGATCCATGAGTGTGCTCTCCTGCTTAGGTCACGACGGCCGTGAACGCGCCCTCGCGCGTGCCGGCGATGCCGGATTGGTTCACCGGCTCGATCCAGTAGTAGTAAGTGTCGGGGGCGAGGCCGCTGTCGGTGTACTCAACCGGCATGTTTGCGCCGCTGACCACACGCTCGATCAGCCCGCCAGCGCCGGGGAAGGCCAGCACGGTCGAACGATAGATGTCGACGGAGTGCTGATTGCTATCGTTCGCCCCCTGCCAGGTGATCACGGCCTCACCGATGCCTGCGGTCACATCTGCGTCGACGAGATCGTCAGGTGGCTCGGTGTTTTCGAGCGCTGTGATTTCCAGCGGCGGTTCCGGCGCCCACCCCGTGAGCGGGGATAAGAAGCCCGTTCCTTGGATCTGCGCCTCGTAGATCTCACCATCCTCGATTGCCGTGAAGACAAAGACGGTCTGGCCATTGTCGACCTTGAAGAACTGCCATTCGGTGTCGCCCTTCTTTCGGATGCGGAGCCGCGCGCCAGAAACCTCTTCACCCGGCACCCAGGTGTACTGGATGCCGACACCGCTGATCACCGTCGCTGCCAGCCCGCTGGGCTCATCTTCGGCAGGCGCCGGGGCCACATCGCCAAACTCGGGGGGCTCAGGCTCCTCCTGTGCCGCGTCAAAGGCAAAATCATCCTCCTCGACGGACACCGCCGAAAGGTCAAAGGTGTGGTTCGCGTTCCGCCAAAGCTCCCCGACCTCAAAGACCTCGTCGATGCCCAGGGCCGCGAGCTGAACGCGGACAAAGCGCTGCCCCACCACCCGGTAGCCAACTAGGTTCAGCGATCCGGATAGCCGGTACTTGGCATGCTTCATCCGACCGATCCGCTTGTTGAGACGGGAGGCCTGATTGTGAGATGACACCATGAGCAGTTCGGGCTGCTCCACGTTGCGTCGGATGGTGTTGTCGATCACGTATTCGCCCGAGGGAGCCTCGCGCCAGGCGTTGTCGGGCGAGATGTAGATGCCAGCCACGGCGGAGGGCGTGTCGGAGCCATAGCGCGTCTCCGTGAGCTCAAGGCTCAGAAAATCGGCGTCGGTGAGCGTGACGGTCGGCTCAATGTATCGCCCGACCCGGAAGCCGACCTTGCCGTCCGGCCCCTCGAAGATGAAGGCATCGCATGCCGCGGCCAGCTGGGCGCGCTGCGCCTCAAAGTCCATGTCATCACTGATCGTACCGTCGATGCGCCAGCGCGGCTGGGTCTCTCCATCGCGGTCAGTGACGATCTGATCGCAGACGTCGGCTTCATCGGCGATCCCGTCGAAGAGGGGTTGCCCCATCAGCTCTCCCAGCCAGTAAGCAAGGATTAGCGCGGCGTTTCGGGTGAATCCCGTGGTGTCGTCGCGGGGATCATAGATCTGGCTGTGGCCGTCAAAAACAGGCGTGTATGCCCCCTCGCGGCCATTAGGGTAGATCTCGGTGAAGTCTTCCGCCGGCGGCCGCCGGGCCCAGATGTGCGCACCGGAAAGCCCCTTGAAGTCGTGGGCTGAAGTGATTTCGTCGAAGGCATTCACCAGTTCGGCATCGGCGACTTGGTCGCTCGCGCCATAGAAGGGCCGGATCCGATAATAGCCGTCCATCGGCTCCGTAGTTACGGTGCCATCCGCATCAACTTCGACCAAACGTTCGTCGAGGTAATGCTGAACGATGCCGGAAATCGGGTGCGCCGCGAGGATCGGGCTATAATGGCGCTTCCAGCCACTTCGGCCGGTCACGATATCATCGTTCTTGGCCGCGCCGGTGAAGCCAAGCGGCCCGCCCTTGCGCACCCGCCCAAAGCACCACTCCGCATAGACCACCGGCTGCGCATAGTTGGCCATGCGAGCCGAGGGACGGGGGGCCTCGAAGTTTGGCCGGGTCAAGGCGGTGACCAGATAGTTCAACCCGACCGACAGGAGGACACGTCCGACCAGGGAACCCGCGATCGCCGTCGTTGCGCTGTAGCCCAGGAAGTAAGCGCCGCTCAGGTAGGCTCCAGAGAAGAAGCCGGCACCGGAGATGGCAGCCACCACACCCGAGAAAAACGCCGCCACCGGGGCGGCAGTCGCCGTCTTCGGCGGCACGATAGCGGTGGTGAACGTGAGCGCCAGTACGGCCGCGCGGGTGCTACACTTCATAGCCGACACTCCAGAAGGCTTCGACCTGCACCAGTTGAGGCAATCTCGTGGCCGCGCCGCTCAGCCCCTTGAAGCCCCAGGCTGATCCCAGGAACATGCCGCCAACCGCCCAGCGGGGCTCATCGGCAAGGCGCAGCAGGCCCACATCGCCGACCCGAAGATCATTGCCTCGACTAAGCCCCGCGTTTTCCTCGGCATACCGGACCGCGACCGACATCGGGTCTCGCATGAAGCCGGTCACCTGCTGACAGCTCAGAGCATCCCAATAGGTTCCGCGCACATCGGCCGCCGGATCCAGGCCGTGGACCTGCTGGATCCAGTCCGCCAGCACCAGCATGCAATCGCTCTGACCCCAGACATGCGGTGTCGCCGCCCAGCGATGCATCTCTGCAATGTGGGGCGCCACAGGGCGCGGATCCGGCGCGTTCATCCGAACAGCCTCTGCTCTTGGAAATTGCTGGTCGGCATGAACTCCAACGAAGGGTTCGCCTCCCCAATCAGGATGCCATGCCCTTCGGTGCTGAGCGTGATCCGCCTCGCGGAGCGCCGGCTCTCGGCCCAGGACTCGACCCCAAGCGACATCCGGCGATCGAGAGGGCCGGTCATCGCATAGGTCACCCGTCGCATGATCCGTGTCAGCCAGAGCTGGGGCGGCAACACCGGGGCATAAAGCTCCTCGACGGAGGCCAGCGGCTGCCAGTAGAAGGTCGCCTCGCGGCCATTCAGATAGTCAAGCCCAAGCTCCTTGATCTCGGCGATGAGTTCGCCCTGGTCGGGATCCTGGAAGAAAGCCATGTCGAGAGATCCGGAGGGAGAGACGCCGTCGATCGCCGACTGGAGCCGGCCGACCTGCAGCATTGCAGAGCCAACCCACGTTTTGCCGTTGATGTCGGTGAAGGCACCATCGGTGCCGATCATGAAGCCGAAGTCGCCGTCGGGCGTGTTGATGTTCACCAGGTCGAGGATCCCGACCACCTGGTCCCGCGGGTTCCACTGCGCGTCTGACAGGGTCATCGGTTCAGCACCTCACGGAAGGAGAAAGATGGCAGCGCGATGTGATTGCGCCCGTAGTTGAGCACGCCCATCTGCGGCTCGACGATTTCGAAAAGGCCCTGGGCCTGCATGTGGATCTCGGCGCCATCCGGGATCGCAGCTCGCAAGGGCATCCGGATCGTGACGTCGTAGAGATCCGTTCCGGCATCCACGACGGAGGTCACCAGGAATGGCCAATCGGCATGGCTCAGGATCTGCCCCTGCTTCGGCGCGCGGCCCCCCACGGGGGAGACATCAATGCGCAGCGTGGTGGCCCCCTGAGAGGCCGCCCCGACGTTCAAGCAGACCGCGACGGCGGCATAGCCCATCCCGGTGGAGAACAGCGGGCCGGTCGAGTGCGGGATGCCGACAGACGCCTGCACCCCAAATTCCAGCGCGTCGAAGCCGAGCGGATCGACGATATCGAGCCTGTAGAGGTTCTTCATCCCCTGCGCCTCGGCGCGCAACGCCCGCCACGTGAGAATCTGCTCGCGGCGCAGGCGAAGGCTGGGCGTCCCGACCCATCTCGGGAACGCATTCACTACGGTCTGCGACACATCGGCAAGCGAGGCCGAGTTGGACTGCTGCCGCCAGTCGATATCCCAGGTCATGTCGAGCGCCAGCATCAGGCTGCGCGGCACCGTGATGATGTCGCGCTGCATCAGCTCACCGAGGTGCCGCGCGCGCCGACTTGCTGGAGGCGCGCATTCAGGGTGCTCCGCTCAGCCTGTAGAGCTCCACCGACGATCTGGACCGACTGGCCGGCGGCTTGCTGCAGGATCTGCCCCACCAAGCCTTCCGACAGGGCCACCTGCACCACGGATGCGCCGCCTTCCTGCTGGGCCCGCGTCTCGTCGATGACGCGCTCCCGTGGGTGCACCATCGCCAGGTAACCGCCCTTGCCATCGAGGCCGCCGCTGCGCGGGCCATATCCGGTGTGGCCGCCGCCGTCGAAGCTGAAGACAGATCCGACGATCTTTCCGAACCAGCTGCTGCTCCCGCCGAACCCCGACATGTCGAAGACCGACTTCAGCGCATCGCGGATCGCGCTATTCAGGATGTCGAAGGCGATGCCTTGCCAGACAGCGCGAAGACCTTCGCGCAGATCGTCCCCATACACGAGAGTGCGTGCCATCGCCTCGGACACGCCATCGATGCCGTTCGTGAGATAGTCGAAGCCGCCGGCATCTTTCTCCAACTGCTCGCTCAGCTGGGCCTGGTAACGGGTAAAGGTCTCGGTACTGATTGCCCCTGCGTCGAGTAGGTCCTTGGCGTGGCGCAGCTCGGCATTGTACTTCTCCTGTGCCGTCCGCGTGGCCTCAAAAATGCGCTCTGCATCGCGAAGCTGGTCGTTCATCGCCTTCTGAGAGGCGGAGGCGCCCCCACCGCCGCCGCGGGCGTTTTTTACCTTGGGCGCCCGAGACGGATCGAACGGCGATACGGATCCCGCATCTTCGCGCAAGCGAACCATCTCGGCTTTAACCGGGTCATAACGAGGATCTCGCGGGTCGAGTATCACCGGATCGGACGATCCCCCCCCCATCGCGAGGATCTTCGAAGCATTGGCAACACTGATACCGAGGTTATTGGCCAGCTGCGCGGCGGTGCTCGCGGCGGCGGCGATGCCGGAGGCGATGTCGATCTTGGCGAGCTCCAGAGCCTGAACGGTGCCGTCCCGCAAGCCGTCGTAGAGCGCTACGCCCCAATCCGACGCACCCTCAAGCCCGTTCGAGACCTCGAAAATGTAGGTCGTGAGCCGGGCCATCGCTTCGGCCTGCGCCTGCGCACCATTGGCCTGTCCGATCTCGGCGAAGCGGGCGAGCACCTCGCGCGCCTCTTCCTCCGAGACACCAAGGGCCTCACTGAGCTTGTCGAGGTTCTTCGCGGCGTTCTGAACGTTGCCAAGCTCTTCGGTCACGCTGACGAAAGCGGACTCAAGTTCACGCAGCCGCTCCGGGTTGTCGCCCAGATCGGCGGCAAGCGCATCGTAGGCAGTCTCCGCCTGCAGTTCGAGCTCGGCGATCGTCAGTGTCAAATCGCGAAACTGTTCCGGCAAAAGGTCAAGCGCGCTGCCTGCACCCAGCTGATCAGCAATGCCTCGCGCAACGCCCTGCAGGGCGTCTTCTGCCCGGATCGATGCGATCTGGCGGTTGATCTCGAAGATCGCCTTCGCCTCGTCGGTGAGGCGGCCATAGGCGTTCTGCATCTCGGCCGCCGACGCGCTGGCCGCGCTCTGAGCCTCGCTTATGGCGGAGATACTTTCGCCAAGCGCCTTGAGCTGATCATCAAGTGCCTCCGCCGCATCGCCCCCATCGAAGAGGGCCGCAACAAAGGGAACAAGTGCACCAACAGCAACACCGGCCAGAATACCCACCGTCCCTAATCCAATCGCCATGTCGGGCAACTGGATTGCCAGTGCCCTTACATAGTCGCCGGTCGCCGCGCCCTGCTGGGCGACTTGACTTAGCTGCAGGCTGACGTTGCGGAGACCTGGGTTCGCCGACCGCGTGGAGCGATCGAGCGCCTGCATACCGTCAGCGGCGCCACTGTAGGCGGCCCGCGTCTGCTGCAGCAACTCGGCGGCCTGCCTCTGGGAGATCGCACCATTTTCCACGGCACGGTTCACCAATTCTTGCGCGCGGGCAAACTGCTGCTGAGCACGGAAGGTCGGGTCGATAGATGCCTTGAGGGCATCAACCTGCTTCTGGCTGCCCAGCGTTGCTTTCTCGAAGACCGAAGCGGAGGCCGAAGCACTCTTGGCTCCCTGGTCGATCTTGCCGAAGGCCTTCTTTCCTTCCTCCCCGATGCCGAGGAACACGGCGCGCACGCGGTCGCCGCCATCGGTCGTCAGTCGGACTGAGACTTGCTTTGCCATTCGTCGTCTCCGGGGCTTTCAGTATCGTTGAGGGCAGCGACCATTTCCCGCTCGATCTGCGGCAGAAATTCGGTCACCGCGAGGCGGTTGAGGCCGAGCGCATCGGCCATGGCGAGGGCGGCGGTCAGGTCATACCCGAGGATCCGCGGGGCCATCCCGCCCGTGGTGCGCAACTGGTGGCCGAGGCGGAGTGCTAGATCCCAGACCTGCCGCCCATCGAGGGTTTTTGGTTGGTTCAGCCGGTAGGGGCAGGTGTCGCAGTGCCCGGTGCATCCGGCGCAGTATTCTCCGCCCCCGTGCTCGGCGAAGTGCCATCGCGCGAGGGCGGTGAGACGTTTCCCTCCAGGAGGGTCTCCATATGGGCCAGCATGTAGTGCTTTTGCCAGGCGCTGTAGATCTCGGGTACCTCGAAGAGCGCCTGTAAACCCTCAGGATTAAGGGCTGCCTCTTCTCCCGCCTCGTCGCCCACGCCGCGCCAAGCCACCACTGCAGCTTCCGCCACGCAGAGCGACCAGTAGAAGCGGCGCATCCCGAAATCCTCATCGTCCCCTTCCTCGATCGCCAGCGAGATCCCGGCCTCGTCGAGCCGCTTGCGGTAGGCGGTACGCACGCTCTCAGTCAAGGTTGTGGAGTAGGGCAGAACCTCAAGTTCCACCCCGAAGCCAAGGTCGATCCACTCGGGATCGCGTTTCAATGAAAGACGTAGCATCAGTAACTCTCCACGGCGTTGATAAGGGCAATGGTGGCCATCGGATTGCCATCGGCCTGCAGCGCGGCTTTCCAGTCGAAGGTCGCGCGCACGCCTTGCGGCCCCTCGATTGGCTTTTTGGGCCGAGAGAGGAACACCCGAGGCACCGACAGGGTCAGGCTTTGTCCGGTCCCCCGCTCATAGGCGAAGGTGAAGGCGGCAGAGCTGCCCGCGATTGCCTGGTTGAACAGGGTCAGGCTGTCGAAACGCGCCACGAGTTGGCCTGACAGCATGGCCTGGCTGGGGTCCAGACCGTCGATCAGCCCGTCGTTGCGGATCACTTCCACCCGGTCGAGGTTGTTGGTGTAGTTGACGGTCACCGACTCCACAGAGGCGAGGTCGGAGCCGCCACGGGTGATCGCCCCGTGCGGCTGCATGAAGCGGTAGCGGTCATACTCGTCCAGCGTGCCAGCATTGCTCGAGGTGTCGGGATCATCGACACCCTGCGCATAGAGGCCCAGGTTGGCCTGCGCGCGACCGGCGCGGCCCATGTCCCAGGACATGGTATTGACCATGACACCCTTGATCATCTCGAAGCTCGGCACCTCTGGGAACTGCCGCTCAAGCGACAGGCTCGGCAGGCTCCAGTTCCCGGTCGCAAAGGTGTGGGTATAGGGCCCGGCACCGGTGGTGGTGGGTGCCCCGAAGGTTGCTTTCAGCCAGACCCCGAAGCTCTCGGTGTCCATCGGCACCACCAGCGAGCCTTCGGCGTTCAACACGTCGAGATCCGGTTCGAGAGGATCGCGACCGAAGCCGAGAAGATCGGCATCGAGAAGCTCTTGGCTGGCGTCGATGTCGTTACCGGCGAGGTAGGGCAGCTTGAAAAAGCCGCTGGCTGGCGAGGTGCCATAGGTGGATTCGAATGCGGCGGCGAGCAGCGCCCGCGCGCCTTGTGCGCGTGCCATGGTGTCGGTCTCCTTTGGTCGGGGTTCAGGCCAGCGGGTCGCTGGTGGCGTAGCTGAGGGTCACCGTGATCACGGCGGCCTTCACCGGGTAGGTGCCCGGAGAAGGAAGTTCGGACGGAGCCGGCGCACCGGCCTCCACCCAGTCGCAGAGACCGCCGAGAGTGCGATCGGCGGCAATGGCCGTGCCGACCGCGACCTTCAGCGCGTCGAAGGCGGCATCGTTGGTGGATCCCTGCACAAAGATCTCCAGCTCTGCCGCGTGCGCGTAATGGTAGCTGAGCGGCGACATGGCGATCTCCGGCTCGCCGGGGTCTCCATCTCTCAGGATCAGGAGCCCACCATCGGGAACATCCTCTGGCAGGACCAGGTTGCGCTCTGCAGCGGGGCCAGAAATGGCCTCGATCACCGTGAAGAGAGCGGCGAGGCGGGTTTCAGCGGCAGAGGCCATCTCAGTCGGTCCACCCTGCCTCGATCGCCGCGCTTAGTCGGTCCACGGACTGGTTGGTAAGTCTTACGAGGTCGAGGCGTTTCTTCAGCTTCACCTGCGGAACCAGCACAAAGATCAAAGCAGTGGTCGCTCCCGTCAGAATGCCATCTTTGCGGCGGCGACCGCCATGCTTCCGGGCCAAACGTGGACGCTTCTTTCCCTTCGACAGCCGCGCATCGTCGGCGACGAGCAGGGCCGAGCCGCCCCGGCGGTAGACGAAGCGAAGCTGCATGCCATTGCGCTCCTCCCAGTCACCGGGCGTCATCCTTCGGTTGCCAGGCAGCTTGCCAGCGGCGGGCAACGGAATAGCCAGCCAAGCGCCGTTCTGCGCCCGGATCAGCGAACCTTCTTGGTGCGCCGCAACGATATGCGGCGCCTTGGAGAAGATCATGGTCGCGGCGTTGAGCGAGGCTGTCCCGGTCGGGAACATCACGTTCTGCACGGTGAAGGCTAGTCGGCGGCCCAGGCCAGCGGAGACGATGTTCTCGCGCCAGCGGTTCTTGAGCGTGTTGCTCTCCTGCCGGACGGCATTGGTCACGGACCGCTCGCCGCGCTCCACCTCTTCGTCCATCAGGCGCAGCAGATCGGGGGTGGCTTCAACGCTGAACTGCATCAGGCGGGCCTCAGATCCACGCGCCACCAAAGGCGCTTTTCGTCGCGCAGCGGTTTGCCCTGAACGACATAATTCTCGCCCCCCACCGTAAAGGCATCGCCCTTGGCGGGGGTTGCCACTTCTGACACCGGCACGAGGATCCGCGTGGTGTCGGAGGCGAGCTCTGCCCCGGCGAACCCTATCGTCTCATCAGGGCGCGACGGGATGGCCCGGACGGCGACTGGAGCGCCGCCGTCCGGAGTGTATGTGACATCCTCACCGAAGCCCTGGGCATCGGCGAAGATCGCCGCCGTATCGGCAGCAAGGTCGATCACGAGGAGGACCCGCCACCGGAGGCGGCGTTTGCGGCAGCTTCGGCATCGGCCTTCTTCTTGGCCTCTGCTTCCGCAGCCGCCTTCGCTTTCGCAGCCGCGTCGGCATCCACCGCCTTCTTGGCGGCGGCCTTCTTCTTGGGCTCCTCCCAGTCGAAAAGCGCACGGCTCAAGCGGTCGGGCTGATCGATCTGGAAGGTCTCACCGCACTTGAACATCACGCTGCCAGAGCCAGCCACTTCATAGGAGCCTTTGCCCTTCCCCGGTTTCAGGAGATGCGCGCGACGTTTCGCCTGCTCGGCGGTGAGTTTCAGCTGGGCCGGCGCTGAAACGCCGGCCCCTGTTGGGGCGATCACAGTAACCTTCTTCATGGTCACACCATCTGCGCGAGGCAGGCCCGCTGCCAGTAGCCCGGACCGACGTTGCGCAGCGCCTTGATGCCGTAGTGGTGCATGTCTTCGTCGAACTCGAGCTCCGAGCCCTCCGCGACAGCCGCCACCTTCACACCCTCTTCCTCCTGGCGAACCATCGCCGAGGTGGTGGCGTCAGCACGGAAGACGGAGATCTTGTCCGTCCAGGTCAGGCGCGGGTTCATCGCGAGGCTGAAGCTGTAGCCATCGAGGTTGGTCAGCAGGTTGGTATCCCCGCCGCCCAGAACCGGGTTGTGGATGGCCGCAGCCGCCGCCTGGAAGAGCGGGGTCGGCACCATGACAAGGAACTCGCGGGCCATTTCGTTCATCGGCTCGCCCTGGTCATCCTTGAAGCCAAGGATCTGGGTCACGGCATCGAAGATGGTCGCACGCATCTCCTCCGGCGAGGGGGCCGTGGGGCTGCCATGCACTGCAGCACCCACCGCCGAGATGTCGGTGGTGATGTCGTTGGACTGGGTGCCGCTGTCACCTTCCGAGTGGTCAGTGTCGAAGAAGTATTGGCCATCGTAGCAGACCGTGCTCTCGGCGTTGGCGATGAGGGTGGAGAGCAGGCTCTGCCAGTGGGTCACCGCCCGCTCCGCCATCTCATCGACCCGCACCATGATCTGGCCGGTCTTGTCGCGGCGGATCCAGTCCACCGGAACTTCGAGGGTGGCCTCGAACTTCTTGTTGGCGATGGTGATGCCATTCTCGCGGAAGCCCTTGGCGTGGCGTCCACCGATCCATTCACGCATCACCGGCGCCATGCCGAGCCATTTGTAGGTTTCCGACTCCTGATCGGAGTTGAACAGCATCGAAATCTTGCCGACCCAGCTCGCCTCCGTCATCTGCTCGAGGCGGTTGTAGAACGTGCCGATGATGGCACGCGACGAAAGTCCCTTGTTCGCGGTCATTGTCCGTTCTCCTTAGGCGGTGGCGACAGCAACGGCGCTGTCATGCGCCGCGGCGAGCGCCGCATCGAATTCGACCACGGCGGAGCCCGTCGCGATCCAGCGGCTCACGAAGCCGATCAGCGAGTTGCTGCCAGCTGTGAGGGTGAAGGTGTTATCGTCCGACGCGTAAACCGCCGGGCGATCATTGGCGGTGATCGCGAGGGCGCTGATCGGCAACACGGCGCGGCCCTTGGTGCGAACCCGGCAGCGGATGTCGCCGGCGGAGCCGCCCGAGTTGTCGGCCTGCTCGAGGCAGAAGCCCAGAAACCGGTCTCCCGCTTCCAGCGGACGGGCATAGCCGGAGCTATTCTCGCCGACGGCGGCGCCTTCGTAGAGGGTGTCAGCGGCGATCACGGGGTATTCCTCGAGCTCGCCGAGCTGGTAGTCACGCGGGGTATCCGCGGCGAGGGTGGTCATGGTCCTGTCTCCTTCAGGTCAGGCTCAAGCCGCAGCGCGGTTGAGGATTTTCGCCAACCCGGCGGCATTCGCTTTCGCGTAGGCCATCCAGGCATCCTTGTTGCCGCCGAACTCGGCGCGCAGCTTCTCGTCGTCTTCCCAAGCCGCTGCGGCCTGTTCCTCCGGCGTGCCACTCGCGGCAGGCTTCTGAGGCGGGGTCTCGGCTTTCGGCAGCGGCGTGACGGCGGCCGTCCCATCGGCAGCTTCCAGCCCCGCCAGCGTCTTGCCGCCGGCGGCCTTCTCGGCTTTGACGATCTCCAGAGCCGCCTTTTCGGCGCTCCAGCCTTCGGCCTTGGCCTTGGCGATGAGCTCGTCGTGGCCTTCCATCGCCAGTTCGTCGATCTCGGCCACGCGTGTGCGCTCAGCAGCGAGGGCCTCATCGACAGCGGTGGTGATCGCGGTTTCGGAGGGTTTCGCGGCGGCCACTGCGGCCTCCCCGATCTTCTCCACGAGGTCGGCCCGGTGCTCCTGCAGCGCGGCCTGGGTCAGGTTCTCCCATTCCATGGGGGTCTCCTTTGCTGCGGGGGCGGGGACCGCGGGAAATTCATCGCGGCCCGCCAGCTCCGCGATCAGGGTATTCAGGGTTCCGGTGCCGTCAGCCATTCCGCGACGGATCGCTTCGGCACCGTTGAAGACGAGGCCCTGACCGAAGTCGGACATCACCGTTTCTTCAGACACGCCCCGGAACTCAGCCACGGCCGCCACGAACTCGGCGCCGCCGGCATCGACCAGCGCCTGCATCTCGGCCTGTCCTTCCGGGCTTCCGGGATCGAGGCGCTTGTTGGGCGACTGCTCGGCCACCACGCGGATGACCCGCGCGCCGAGAGCTTCGAGCATGGGCTCCATGTCGATGTATTCGATGACCGTGCCGATCGAGCCGACCATGGTGCCCGACCCGAGCACGATCCGGTCGCAGGCGCTGGCCAGCCAGTAGCCTGCCGAGGCACACATGCCGCCAACGAAGCCAGTCACGGGCTTGGGCCCACTGTCACGGATGGCGCGCCCGGCATCGGCGCATCCGGCAACCATGCCGCCGGGAGTATCAAAATCGATGACGATCTGCTCCACGGCCCGGCTGTCCTGCGCGAGAGCCAGGTCTCGGAGGATCTCGTCATAAGACCAGAACCAGTAGGAGAAGGAGCGCATCAGCATCCCGCGCGCCGGGATGATCGCGACCCCGTCCTGCACCCGGGCGAAGTCGGAGCCCTCCAGCTGCTCGCCATGGCCGAGCGACATCGGCGCGCCATTGCCCTCCATATGGGCCTCGCGCTGCCGGACGGCTGCCGCGATCATCATCTCGTCGGGGCGCATCGCCCAGACACGAGCGCCCTTGTCCACCAGCATCAGGAGGTCTCCTCGTCGTTGTCGGTTTCGTCATCGTCGTCATCCGGCTCGGGCGCCGCAGCCGGGGCGCTGGCGGCACGGTTGCCGACCACGTCATTCGAGCCATCGCGGGCACGCCGGCGCTGAACCTTGCGCGCATCCACGCCAAAGCGCGCGGCGGTGATCCGGGTCAGCGTGTCGGCCCCCATCTCGAGGTATTTCTCGTCGGCGGTCGCATCCTTCACTGGATCGATGGTGATCCGGGCCGGGCCCATCCACTCAGCGCCGAGCCAGGCGCGGCGGCGCAGCGGATCGTGGAAGAACCCGGGAGCCTGCAGGAGCCCGCGCGCCACGGCCTCGGTGATGACGTCCTCATAGGCCGTCTGGCAGAACTGCTCGACATGCAGCGCCCGCTCCGCCCTGAAGAACTGCCAGGCCATTTCCAGCGCGGCTTTCGAGGCCGAATAGCTGGCCTGGAACTTCTTCATCAGCAGCTCATAGGGCAGATCGGTGCCCGCCCCGACTTCCTGCGCGATAGCCTCGATGAAGGGCGAGAACTGCGGGTTTGGCCGACCCGGCGCAAAGCTCATGATCTGCTCGTTCTCCATGAGGTTGAAGATCTGGCCAGGCCCGGTGACCTCGATCGGGTTGCCGGTCTCACTGGCCCCGCCCGGCTGGGCGGCGCCGGTGGAAAGCCCCTCGCCCAAATCCCCATCCGGTGACTTCATCCCGATGGCAAAACATGCCGAGATCACCGCCGCCATCAACTCCGCTTCGGAGTAGCGCGAGCGCTGCTTGAGCGCCTCGATCACCGGCGCCAGCATCGGCGCATAGCGGGTCAGATCCGGGCGCCAGCGCACCCCGTGGATATGCACCACCTGCCGCCGCCCTTGGGCGTCATAGATCGGGATCTGTTGCCAGGTCGTGCCCGCGATGCGCCGGTCGATCTGGTGGCGGCTGGCCACATGGATGCGCAGGGCAGCGCCATCTGCGTCCACCTCCACGCCACCGGCAATGGTGTCGCTGTCCACCCGCCAATGCGGGTTAGAGACCCGGTCCGCCTCGACCATCTGGTAGCAGGTGGCGAGCAACCGGCCCTTGCGCGGCTTGAACCGGCGGATCCGGAACACATCCCCCGAGAGCAGCCGCGAACGGTAGGCCAGATCCTCAAGCCCGGCGAAGCTCTGCGCGCGCGTCACATCGCAGTCGGTGCCCTGCGCCCAGTCGGTCCAGATATCGAGCGCGAGCTCCTCCCACTCTTCCGCCTGATCGGCGCTGATCCCGAGCCGCTCATGGTCCACCTCGGGCCGAAGCACATGGCCCGCGCCGATCACGTTCACCACCTTGGTGGAGATCGCGCTCTGCGCCAGCGGATCGTTCCGCACCAGGTCGCGGGAGCGGGCATAGAGATCCTCAAGATCCGGCAGGGTGTCCGCATCCGCGCTGGCGGTGAGCGGGCGCCACATCGAGGAGCTGCCCCGCCGCCGGGAGCCCGCAACATAGCCGGTGGCCTCGGCGGCGGCGATTGCGGCGCGCGCCTTGATCCGCTTCACACCGTGGGCTGGCGCAATGGCGTTGATCGCCCGGTCTAGCGGCGTCATCCTGACCTTGAGGCGACGGCTCACAGCGGGCGCACCGTGCGGAAGGCACCACCCCGGCGGGAAGCCCGTTTGATCTTGCCAACCAGACGCTCTTCCTCGCGCTGAAGCGTGGCGAGGTCGAGCTTGGTCACTTCCTGCCCGTCGATCCGGTAGCTCTGGTGGCCACCCGTCAGCAAAGCATCAATGGCCGCCTGCACCTTGGTGAGGCGAGCTTCATAGTCAATTGTCGGCATGTTACCTCACTTGGCCGCGTACGCCGCGCGGGCGGCGGGCTGGCCCGGTTTCCTTTGGCGCTACCGTCACCGGCGGCGCGATCTTCACTTCAAACAGGTCGCCCTGCGTGTCGTCTGCCTGCGGCGCTTCGCCGAAGCGTTCCTGCCGCAGATGCTCCCACTGCTCCGGCTTGAGCCCGTCGAGCCGTAGGTGATGGGCCATCGCCCGCGCGTAGCAGGCGAGATCGAGCGCCTCGTTGGGGCGGCCCTGCAGTTTTTCCCAACGGTGGGTCACGATCCCGGAGCGGGTCTCGACCTGCTTCAGGTATTCCGAGGTCAGCTGCTCGGCGTAGGCGAGGTCGATCTCGCCCGACAGAACCATCGCGCCCGACCGCAATGCTCCGGTGTCCTGTTCAGGCCCCATCAGCGCCTTCCGGATCGATCCGTAGAGATCGGACTTCAGAGCGAAGGTGCCGACGGGCCAGATCGTCGCCCCTTTCGGCACCCGTTTGCCGTTCCACTTCACGTCAACCTTGCGCGGCGTGCCGATGAACGGTGCGGTGCGGCCGTCGCGGCCATCAATCGCAAACACTCCGGCCCGGCCCCGGCTGTAGTTGTAGACCATCTGGCTCGAATACCCTGAGTCCACGGCCCAGGCGTCCGGCGCGACGGGGTTGCCGTAACCTCCCGGGGCGTAGCGCCGCGACATCATCATCTCGTCATGCGCCGCCCAGGTGGCGAGGTCTGTCGGATCGCCCTCGATCACACCCCAATCGACCAGCCAGCGGGTCATGCCCTCAGACCAGCCCCAAACCGCCCATTCCAGCCGGTTGCCCTGAACGTCGGTTGCTCCGGTGAACACAACCGGCCCGACTGGTGGCTTTTCCTTCGCGATGGCGGAGATCCGACAAGCGAAGAGCTTCTCCGCGTCCGGCGCATCGCCCCGATCTTCCCAAGCCTCACCCAGCACCTGCTGAGTGAACACCCGGAGCCGCTCGGGATTGTCCTTCGCCTCAAACCACTCCGCGACGATCGAGTCCCAGCTGGTGAAGACGCTGTAGGCCTTCCAGATGTGGAACCCGCGGGAACGCGTCGACTGTGGCCTGCTCTGCCAGTCCTCCAGCTCGTCGGCTGGAAACTCTAAACCGGGCCCATCCTCGCCAGCCGTCGGGATCCAGACACCTGCCTGCAACATCGGCCCTTTGTCGACGTGCTCGATCACACAGCCGTTGGCGCGACATGCGAACCACGCCCGATGCGGCCAAGTCTCGCTCTCCCACTTCAGCCGATCAAAGGTCAGAACCTGATAGGTCCCGCAATGCGGGCACGGGATGTAGCGTCGGCACTGGTCCGACACGGCGAACATCTCCGACACCCGGCAGGCCCCGAGGATAGACGGGGTCGAGACCCAGAGGCGTTTGCGATCACGCTCATAGGTCTCTGTCCGTTTCTTCAGCTGCGCGACCGGATCACCGCGCTCCCCGGCCTCGGCTGGCCACTCGCTTACCTCGTCGGCGATGGTGTAGCGCGCCGAAAGCATTTGCAGGCCCTTCGAGCTCCCCGCGAAGGTGATCTGGGCAAACCCACCCCGAAACCGCTTGAACGATGCCGTCGAGCCCTTCTCGCTCCGGCTGGTCTCATCGAGCACCCGCACCCGGAGCGCCGGTGTCTCGTCGATCGCGGGCTGCAGCTTGGTCCGCACGAACTTGCCGCTCTCATCGATCGAGGGCAGCACGATCATCATCGGGCCCGGGTCCTGGTCCACGATGTGGAGGAACCAGTTGATCGCGGTTTCCGACTTTCCCACCTGGGCGGAGGCCACCACCACGATGTCTTCCGCCGGATCTTCCGGCCCGAGCGCTTCCATGATCCCCACCAGGTGCGGGGTCCGCTCATTGCGCCAAGGGCCGGGGTAGCGCGACCCGCTCTGCGCCGAGACGATCCGCTTCTGCTCCGCCAGCTCGGCCACCGAGAGGCGCGGTGCTGGCTCGATCGCAGAGGCCAACCCCTCAAGAAACACCGGCCGCGCATCTGGCAGCCGGTTGAGGGCCTCAAGCCGCATGGGCGGCATCATCCTCTGGGCCAACGGCCTCTCGCAGCGCCTTGGCGATCTTGCCCATCAGCTCGGCCATCATCTCGTCGAGCGCGACTTCCATCGCCCGCGGATCATCGATCCGCGCCAGCGCCTCGGCCCGGTCCTTCACCATCTGGGCCGTGACCCGCTTCATCACCGCGCCGGCATCGGCTGCCGCGATCTCCACGTCCTTGCGCCGCATGGTCAGCTCCAGCCGGTCGGCTAGGTCGAGCTCTGCGGTGACAGCCTTGGCCTCTTCGGCCCGGGCTCGGTGAGTGTTGATGTCGGTCGACGCCGACTTCTCTTCGCTCGCGATAGCCTTCGGCTTCGCCGCGCTGCGGCCGGGTTTGGCCTTTGCCTCCGGATCGGCGGGTGCCCTGGTCTGCAGCGCCGGGTTGATCACCGTGTCCCGATGCGCCCGCAGCTCCTCGACGCAGACACGCCCCTTCTCATCTTTCAGGGCCGGGTGCTTTTTCACCCACCGCGAGATGGTGGACTTGTTTGCGCCGAGCTGCCGGGCAGCTTCGGTCATCGTCACCCGATCCATCTCAGTCGCCCTGGTCTCCTGTTGCGGTTGCACCCCTTCGCCGTTGCACCACCCCCAAAGAGTTGCACCCTCAGAAAACTCGCCAACGAGTGAACCGATGCGCTCCGCCGCACCGTATACGGATTAGCGCCGGAAGGACCCGTGATCGGGTGGGAATGGCAGGGGTGGATACAAAATATGCCCGGGCTCTGGGGAGGCGCCGGGCATATTTAGTGATTATGCATATTTCATGCCATCCGGCGGACCTAACAGTCAAGCGCTTTCTCGCTTCGGGCGATCCATGTGCTGCCGCGCAGCAGCCACGAGAGGGTCGCGGTACCCTGCCATCACATCCAGCCGCTCGGCGAGCGCGATGTGTAACTTCTTGCGAAGGCTCCCCTTTTCCTTCCACCCGTGGTTCTCGATCAAGGTCGGGATGCTCATGTCATAGATGCAGATCGCATCGACCAACATGCGGTTCGAGATCGCCCGGCGCTCTCCCCGCTCGCTCGGACGCACCCGCTTCACCTCCAAAGCCAGGCCATCACCGATCCGCTGGCGCAGCTGCTCGATCTCTCGACCACGGATCACGACCCGGTCGATCCAGTCGAGATCACCGCCGCCACCGCCGCCGGATGGCATGGCCTCGACGGATGAGCACCGGACCCCAGCCGACATGTGCCACCGCACCAGCTCACCATAGGTCCGCCCCATCTCCACCTGAGCAGGCGTTAGCGGTGCCGCAGATCCTGCGCGCCCTGCCTGCTCGGCCATGCAGTCGAAGACATCCTTGGCGCGCATGGCCTTCCGGCCCTGGTAGCCATCAGGCTTGACCTCCCAATCACCTTCCCCTTTCGGGTAGTAGCGCGAGGTCTCGACGACCACGACGCCCTCACGAGCAGGTGCGTCTGGGATACTCGGCCCGCATACCTCGGGGGTGGCCCCACGCAGATGGCGCTTCAGCACAGCCACCCGCTCAGCATCCAGCGGTGGCAAGGCGGCGTCCGGATCGCCACGCTTAAGCCGCCGCTCTTTCTTCAGCAGGAACTCCAGCTCAGCCGCCCGGGCCACCATGGCCGGACGGTGCAGAGGCATCGCACTCATGCCGCCACCTCACCCTCGACGATGTTCACCAGCTCCTCGCAGCGGGCAATCGCCGCGCGGCGCGCTTCGATGAACTCGAGATCCGAGGGCCGCAGATGGGCACCATCCTCCTGCATCCGCAGCATACGGTTAAACTGCGCGACGTTCTCAAGGCCACGCTTTTTAATCTCGCTCTGCGCATAGGGGTTCGGCCAGCGCCGGTTGCGCCGCAACTCACCGAGCAACTCCGGCCCCCAGCCCTCCGCCATGGCCCGCCGCCCGAGGTCATTGGCAAAGACGGCCCGCATCAAGGGCGACTGGGCAATAGGCGGCGCTTGGATCTCTGCGGCAGCGGTCAGGATCACCTGGGCAACCGGGAAGCGATCATGCTGCGGCCCGCCCGCGCGCCCCGCCGCCACCTCGGCCAGAGCATCGAGACTGAGCGGAGCCATATAGGCGAGCTTGGCGCAAAGATCGGAGGTCATCACCTGATACTGCTCCTTCGTCATGCCGGTGGGCCGCATCAGCCCCCGCTTTTCCAACTCATCCACCAAGCGCTCCCGCACCCGCTTCTCCCCCGCTTGCTGCTCTGTGCTGTCCATCTTCTCTGCCCTCTTCTCTGCCTGCTCCGCTTCCTGTCTAGTGCCCCGCTACGAGCGCCTTTCGGCTATTTCCTTTTTACATTTCATTGTCTTTCTCCTTATCGATGTGGACATTAGCTAACGGTAATTAACGTCCGCTAATGTCTGTTGGACACTGACGGACACTAGGCTTTGGTCTTTTCAGGGAACCTCCCGGCCCGGATCTCGGCAACGCAAGCGGAGAGGGCAGTGTGCAGCTCTTCGGCGGTGCGGCGGGTGCCCCCGCGCTCATTGATGCGATCCTCGATGTAAGAGCTGATCCAGCGCACCTTGCGCGGATCTTCAGCGATCTGCGGCGAGAGTTGCGTGATGTCTTCGGTGAGCCGTTTGAGCCTGCGCGCTTCCGAGGCCGCCTCGACGCGGGCGTTGTGATTGGCCCGTGAAGCGAAGGCCGCCAGCACGATGCGTGTCACCACTGGATGCATCAGACGGATATCGTCGCCGCAGCGGCAGGGACGCCAGCCGTGGAGTGGCCCGAACTCAAGCGTGCAGAGCTGCTCGAAGGTGCCCCGATCGACGGCGGGCACGATCATCCGCGCGAGCCTTTCCGTGTTCTGCGGCAGCGTGCCGACCGGCGTCTCGCCATGGGCGAGGTTCACTAGCTCGAACCACATGCTCTTGCACTCATGTGTGCCCTGCCAGCGCAGATCGGAGCTGAGCCAGCGCCGGAACTCCCATTGCACGAAGCCATGGGAATCCAGCCGCGCCGCCGGATCGAGGGGGTATTCCTCGAGCAGGTCAATATCGATGGGAGAGATGGCGCGCAGGGCGGTCATGCAGCCTCCTGACGGGCCAAGTAAGCCATTGCAGCAGCGAGCAAGCGCTGCTGGCAACTGCCACGCGCCTTGACCGTGCGGATGTAAGTTGGCTTCAGCCCCAGCGCCAAGGCCGCTGATCGCATCGAGGGGAACTCCACTCCGGCGATATTAACCGGGGTGCCGCGCCGAGTTTTCATCGAAGCAGGCGCGGCCACGAAGTCTTCACGACCTTTCGCAACCGCGTTGCGTATGGTGGACTCGCTGACTTTGAGCGCGCGCGCGGCGCTCCGCACCGACGTATAGACCCGACCTCGGATCCGCACCGGCATGACGGAGCGCCGAAGCCCCTTGCCCTGTCCTAACCCGCATTGCGCAAGTCTGCCGGTGGCATGTGCAGCCGAAACCGTGGCATGGCTCACCCCGAGCGCCCGCGCCGCTGCGGCAAAGCTCGGGTAAGTCGTTCCACGTATCGTAACCGGCTTAGGGCTCGCCATCAGGAAGCCCCCCGCACGGGCGACCACTTGATGGCCCAATAGCTGGAGAACCGGCCCAGAACTGGATAGATGATGCCCCCGCGCACAAGGATCGCCTTGGCAGCATCCGCTCGATCCTGCAGGGTCTCCGTGCCCCGCCATGTGATCCGCCGCAGCCTCATGCCCCCACCCATCACAGCAAGACCTCCTGAGCCGGATCTTGAACCTCCTTGAAGAGCCGCCGCGTCACCGGCTCACCCGCCCAGCCCTCACGCCAGACGAACCAGCTGTTGCGCTGCGCGGGGTTGCCGAGGCCGCGAAAATCAATCTTCCAGCAGATCTTGTATTCGATCGAATAGGGGTGCTCGGCGAGGAGGGCATCCATCCCGTTCTGCCGCGCAAAAGGCCACTCGGCTGAGAGCAGGAGCGCAAGGTATCGTGGCTGCATTTCGAGGCAGTGGCGCAGCCACCGACAATGGCCCTTGGCACTCACCTCGCAGTAAGGCGGGTTTGTGATGATGATGGGCGCAAGTGCCTGATCTGGGCTGAAATCATAGAAGCTGCGCAGCAGCACGCCGGGGTGGCCGCGATCAACAATATCGCTGCCCAAAACCTCGAACCCGGCGCCAGAGAGCACGCGGGCCATGTGGCCGCCGCCCACTGCAGGCTCCCAGATCGGCCCGCCGATGCCAGCGATCGCGCCCAGCTCGGCCGAGATCAGCGCCCGCGTGGGTTCAGGCGGCGTGGGGTCATAATCGAGTGGATCTCGCGGCGCGTCAGCGCCCGGTGCGTCCTGCAACGGCCAATCGCCCCCAAGCGGCAAGCGCGGCGGCGCGCCTCGGATCGCCTTGAAGAGCGGCTTTGCAGACGGCGCGCTCATGACTGGCCCTCACCATCAAAAAACTGCTGCTCCAGCTGGCCGAGCAGCACATTGCCATCCCGCCCGGCGCGCCAAGCCAGCAGCGCTTCCTTCAACGCCAGCTCAATGGCGCGCCGCCGCTCACCCCGGGCGGAGCGAATGCGATCTGCGCGCGCGCGGCTCATGAAGGGTCGCTTTCGACGATGGTGAGCATCTGCTGCATAACATCAATCGCTTCGCGCAGCTCCTTCATCACCTCGGCACGCTCGGTGGGGGTGAGGTCATTCGGATCTGCGCTGGCATGCGAGAAAGCGCGGATGATCGCGGCGTGAACCTCGCCAGCCTCGATCGAACTCTGCGCGGCCAATGTGTGCAGGCAGCCGGTGGTGACACCGATGCGTCCGACCCGCTCGAAAAGATGGGTGGTGAGCGGGAAGGCCCCGAGACCATCTTCGAGCGCGCGCATGGCTTCAACAGTCACGCCGATATGGCCCGCACACATCTTCGACACAGTGCCTTTGGAGCAGGCGCCAAGACGCGCCTCGATGGTCGCGGCGGCGGCATCGACCCCGCCGATGCGCTCGACCAAACCACGGAAAATGGCGCGGGAGGCCTCAGACATGGGAAGCCCCTGCATCTCCACGCAACCAAGCGAGCAGTCGCTCGGTATTTTTCCTGTCCAGAACGACACGCAGCACCTCGCCGTCTTCGAGATCAAACGCGAGGGCCCTCCTCCCTTGCGGGTCAGGTGGAAGAACACATCGCACAGCTACGGGAGAGTAGGATGGTGGGATACCGGCGCGCGTAACGTCAGACATGGGAAACCTCCATTCCTTGGGGGTGGACGCGGGCCGTGCCATTGGGGCAGCATGGAGCAGATTGGTTCATCTTTTTTGAAGTGTTCGTATGAGTGCAGAAGAGCAGCAGTTCACCTCCGAGATCAGCTTCACTTACCGGACGGCAAGCGGTCGATCTGGACCACGGCGAATACTCCCCCTTGCGACGGCGCCACTCGATCTTGTTACAGGCATAGACATGACGACGGGCTTGGTGCGAACGTTCCAACTTGCGCGAATGGGCAGCATAGCCACCCCCAAAACTGCAGAAGAACTTCCGGCGCGTGCTTATTTCGATGCCTGTGGCGAGCAAATCCGGACGAACCTTGCCGAGACGAGAAGGGGCAGGGACATTGCTCTGAACCTCTGGAAGGACATGATCAGCCCTCTTTCTCTGCTCATCGCTGCCGGTGCCACAAACAAATCCGAAACCCTTTCTCCCACCCAGGTCGATATAGCCATGGAGTACGCAGCGCGAGAGTCTCGCTTTGGGGTTCTGGCTGGAGACTTTATGCCTGGGGAAAAGCGGGACGCATGGCCAATTTTGCGGGATATGATTGCCCGCGCGCGGCCCCGCGCCGACCACCTCCGCTTCTTTCGCCACACCGTTTCCAGCGACTGGGAAAACCCGCGACGAAGCCGGGCACTGAAAGAGGCGATCACCGAGATCGAGCGAGCTCGGCGTCGACGGCAACATACCTAGGGTTAGGAGCTTCACGCTGCTTCCCCCCGATTTGCCCTTCCAGCATCGGCTGCTACGACGCGCATGACATCTTCAGCGGCCAACGCAATTCCGGCGTCCATCGCCGCTTGGAAGATCGGGTAAAGGAACGGCGCAGGGATCGAGTTCACCTGTATCCACTTGTCGACACGCGCCTTTCCAGCGAGTCCAATTGCATCAGCGAACGCCAGCCGGCTCGGCCAGAGAGCCACAATGTCCCTTACTGAGGAAGGTTTATCCATGACGCTTACCGATATGGACGTTTCTTCCATCTGTCAAGCAAGGACAAATCTTCAATGGAAGTTTTTTCCACGGCCAGCATAGTCCCCGCCAAACGACAAAGGTGCGCTTACATGAACCCCCTCGACACACGCCTAGTCGGACAGCGGCTTGTGGCACTGAGAGACTACCACAACCTCAAGCAGGGCGAGTTCGCGGATTCGGTCGGGATCGATCGCTCCAGCTATTCCAAAATCGAGAACGGAACCAAACCCCTCAAGGCCGAGATGGCCTATGAAATCGCAGAGAAGTGGGGTGTATCTATGGACTTCCTTTATCGCGGTCGCCTGACAGAACTCCCAAAAAGACTTGCCGATATGCTCATGACGAACCGCACCAAGGGCGATCTATAAGCCCTATCTATTGAACACCCAAAGATACGCGCGGCAGCAAATAGCACCCGCTCATCAATATCATAATTCATCACCCTATCCCAAGAACATTTAAAGAACACCCATCATTCTGCCCAAGCTAGCTCCGCATATCAATTGACGTTTCTTCCATGTTTAAGATTGACAATGGAAAAATCTTCCACAAGTGTGCACTCCATCAACCCGATGGAGGCACCCCATGCGAGACCATACCCCTTCCGACACAACGCCGCTCACGCCTGACGAGCTGGTGCCTGACCCGTTCCTGCGCGACATGGTGCGCGAGACCCCGGCCCGTCAGGCCGCCCGGGCCCTGGGCGAAGTGAGCGTCGAAGACCAGCGTTTCTGGTCGATGTATGGCCCTGACATCATCGCCGAGCTGCTTGCGCTGCGCCTGCTCTCCCGCGGCGGGCTGCTCTCTGGCGCATGCGCCGAGGTTGTTAGCCTCAATCAAGAGCGCCGCGCCCGCCGCACCCACCTTCGCCCCGTTTTCGGCTTCACCGATGGCCCGCAGGGGGCCGCGTGATGGCTTGCGGGCTCTTCATCACTGCTGGCTTCGCTCTCCTGGTACTGCTGTTCATGAACCTGAGGAGCGAGCCATGAGCGTTCTGCCTCGCTTCGCCCGGTTCTGGATGGTCTGCCGCAAGCCGACCGGCCCACGCTCACGAAGCGAGCCTAAAGCCCGGTTCTCCAGCCTCGGCGATGCCCGCAACACCGCTGCCACTCTGGCCGAAGAGGCCGATGCGCCCTTCCTGATCCTCGAAACCGTCGAGGTGATCCACCCCGGCGACCTCGCCCCGCAAAGGAGCCTTATCTGATGTCAGTCTACGACCTCTCAGCAGATCGCGCCGCGCGCGTGGAGCTGGCCCGCTCGGTCCTGAGCTTCGCCCGCAATGCCTCCGACGAAGGCCTCGCCGCCGCCTGCCGCACGCTGCGGCGCGATGGCGATCCGGTCGATTACGACAAGGCTGTGTCCACGCTTAAGTCGCTTGGTCGAGACGATGTACTCCCGCCGTCGGGCTTCCAGCCCGGAGAAACCTGACGGGATCAACTGGCCGGGACGGCGCTGCTGCCGCTCCGGTGATTTTCAAAGCCTTGCAATTCAAAAGACACCGCCACTCCCCAGATCTTCGCAGTCGCTGCAAACCCCTTCCTCATCGATGCGCTGCTGCACCAGTAAAAAGGAACCCTCCGATGGCACAAAAAAACGAGATCAACTTCCTCGAGTTCCTGCAGACCTTCCGCCGCGGAGAGTTGATCCGCGAAGCGAACGACCAGCTCGAGGAGCTGGTGAGGGCGGTGAAGGACACCGGCGGCAAGGGTGAGCTGAACCTGAAGCTTCCATTCAAGATCAACGACGCGGGCCAGATCGAGTGCGTCCCGCAGGTGGCGATGAAACGCCCACGGCGGCCGATGGGCACCGGGATCTACTTCGCTACAGAGGATGGCCAGCTCACGCGTCGGGATCCCGACCAGGAGGACTTCCTGGACGAGCTCGAGGAGCGGCGCTCTCGCAGTGACGACGTGCATTGAGCTCCTGCTCACACTTTCCCAACCACCGAACCAAGGAGGGCATCATGCCCAAGAAAAACGACGAAACCGCCAGCTACCCGGCAGAAGCCGAGGCCAAAGCGGCTTTTGACGCCACCCTGACAGCGGCTCGCTTGGCTGATCCCGTCATTCCCGGCGAGCACGGTGTCCGTCACTGCATCCTTCCGGAAGGATATACCGCACACGACATCTCGGATCGCTACGCGCTGCCCCCCCGCATCCAGCAGCGCGTGCAGGTGGACGATGCTGACTCGCTGACCACCTATGCGAACCGGTTCTCCGACGAGCGCTCACTGATCGTCGCGGACCTAGACAAGCTCCAGATACACGCGGAGCTGGACTGGCATCGCCACAACCAGTCGAGCGAGGGTTCACTGGACGCTCAGGCGACCAAGCACACCGCCACCCTCCAACTGCGCAATTCGGAGGAGTTCGCCCGTTGGTCGGAGATCGAGGGCAAGCTGCTAGACCAGATGGCCTTTGCCGAGTTCCTCGACGAAAACTCGTCCGACATCGTGGATCCCGATCCAGCCGTGATGCTGGAGGTCGCCCGGGATCTCGAAGCGACCCAGGGCGTCAGCTTCAAGGCGAGCACCCGCTTGCAGACGGGCGAGCGGTCCCTGCGCTACGAGACCGAAACACACACCAAGGGTGACCTGGTGGTACCGCAGCGCTTCACCCTCTCCATCCCGCTGTTCTTCGGCGAGGAACCCTCCGAGATCGTCGCCTCTTTCCGTTTCCGGCCGAACCCAGACGGGCTGAAGCTTGGTTTTGTGTGGCGTCGGGTCGAGTGCGTGCGCCAGGCCAAGTTCCGCGATATCGCATTCCGGGTCTCGGAGCACACCGGTCTGCCGGTTGTGCAAGGCCGCCGGGCCTAAATGGTGCCCCACACCCACCGCCAGCAAACTCACGGAGCCTGACCGAAGCTGGCGGTCACTTGCCGGGGCGGGATCTGCCCTCGCCCCGGTCCCTTCTTCACCCATCCCGCGGATGAGCCGCTGGATCCCCCACCCTGAACATAAGCCGGGCCGGGTGGGGGGAGCTTGGAGCCCAAATCATGCCAGAGGCCCACATGACCAGAACCAAACTCACTGACCTCAACGATCACCTCTTCGCCCAGCTCGAGCGGTTGGGCGATGAGAGCCTAACGGCTGAACAGATCGAGACGGAAGCAAAGCGTGCCGCATCGATCGTGGAGATCGCCGATCAGATCACCGAGTCGACGAAGCTGCGCCTCGGGGCCGCGAAGCTCTTTGCTGAGCACGGCGCAAATATCCTGCCCCACCTGCCAATGATCGGCAAAAGCGACGAGCCGACGGCGACTGAATGAAGGGCGCGCGGATCACCTACTCTGAGGCCGAGCTGATCTTCATCGAGCTGCTGCGCGAAATGCCGCGCAAGCTGCTGCATGCTGAGTTCGTAGCCTGGACGGGGCGGACCGACGTTTCCGTTTCGAATATCTCCGCGCTCTGCAAGCGCAAGGGCTGGACGACCGGCCGCGATGGAAGGTTCGCGCCCGGTCAGGTTCCTCCGAACAAAGGCCGGAAGGGCTTTTGCCCGCGCGGCAGCGAGAAGGGCTGGTTCAAGAAGGGTGAACGCAGAGGCGTTGCCGCGCGGCTCTACAAGCCGATCGGCACCGAGCGGATCACGCGAGAAGGGTACCTCGAGCGTAAGGTCAACGATGACATGCCGTTGCAACGAAGATGGCGCACCGTGCACCTGATCCGCTGGGAAGAGCTGAACGGCCCCTTGCCCGAAGGCCACGCCCTAAAGTGCCTGGATGGCAACAAGACGAACACCGACCCTAGCAATTGGAAGTGTATCCCGCGCGCGATGTTGCCCCGGCTGAACGGGCGCTTCGGCCGCGACTACGACGACGCACCTGCCGAGCTCAAACCGCTGATCATGGCAACGGCCGAGCTTGAGCATGCAGCCAGAACAAAATCCGAACCCAAAGGCCAAGAAGCGGAGGCGCGCTCCTGATGCCCTCACGCCCTGCTCATCGCTCGACGCCGGATCCCCGGCTGCTCGACTTCGTGCGGGCCTTGGCGCGGGCGCATGCACGTGCTGATACTGAAGGCACCGAACTGAAGGAGCCGACATGCCCGAGCGCCGCCGAGCCGCGATCTACGCGCGCTACTCGACAGACTTGCAGAGCGACCGATCGGTCGAAGATCAGATTGCGCTTTGCAGCACCTACGCCGCCCGAGAGGGGCTGAGCGTCACCCGAACCTATCACGACCGCGCCAAGTCGTCGGCCTCGATGCTGGGGCGCGACGGACTGCTGACGCTGATGGAGGATGCCCGGGCGGGCGCTTTCGATGTGCTGGTGGTTGAGGCGATCGACCGGATCAGCCGCGATCAGGAGGATCTCGCGGGCCTGCACAAGCGGCTGGAGTTTGCCGGTGTCGAGATCCGCACGGTCCATGGCGGTCGGGCGAGCATGATCGAGATCGGAGTGCAGGGCCTCATGGGCCAGATATTCCTTGCGCAGAACAAGGAGAAGATCAGGCGCGGGCTGGCCGGCGTGGTGCGCGATGGACGAAACCCGGGCGGCCGTGCTTATGGCTACACGCCGGTCCCGGGCCAGCCCGGCGAGCTCACGATTGTCGAGGCCGAGGCAGAAGTGATCCGCCGGATCTGCCAGGACTATGTGAGCGGCAAGGGCCCCAAGGCTATCGCCGCCGAGCTGAATGCAGAGGGCATCGCGCCACCGCGCGGCGCGCGCTGGAACAGCAGCACGCTCCACGGCAACCCGGCACGCGGCTACGGCATCCTCTGCAATCCGCTCTACGATGGGCGTGTCGTCTGGAACCGCGTCCACATGGTGCTCGACCCCGACACCGGCAAGCGCGTGAGTCGCACCAATCCGATGTCCGAATGGCATGAGGCCGAGGCCGAGCATCTGCGAATCGTCCCTGCGGAACTCTGGGCGGACGTGGAGCGGGTCCGTGAGAGCCGCAAGGGAATGCGGGGCAGGCGCCATACCTTCGCGCCCGCCAGGCCATTCTCAGGGCTGCTGCGCTGCGGTTGCTGTGGCGCAGGTATGTCGATCCAGAAACGCCGGGGCACGTCGATATGGCTTCGCTGCAGCCGCCGTGCCGAGAGTGGCGATTGCAAGCAACGCAAACGGCCCCGCCTCGACAAGATCGAGACCGCCATCTTCGAGCGCCTCACCGAGGAACTGCGCGATCCCGCCTACGCCAAGGCCTACCTGGATGAGTACTCTGCCGAGCGGCAACGCCTCGCCCGAACCGCCGGCAAAGCCCGCGCTCGCCTGGAGCGCGAGGCCGCCCGGGCCCGCGCCGCCTATGACCGCGCCTACCGGCTCTATGTCGATGGAGTGACGGACGGCGACAAAGCGAAGGCAGATATCCTCGCCAAGCGCATAGCTGCAGAGCAGGCAGAGGCGCGACTCGTCGATCGTGACGCCGAAGTGCCGGTGTTGGAGATCCACCCCGTTGCCGCAGACCGCTACCGTCAAGCACTGGTCCAGTTGCAGCAAGAGACCGATCCGGAAGCTCTGAGAACCATACGTGAACTAGTCAGCGAAGTGGTTATCACGCCTACAAAAAATGGCCACGATGTCGAGGTGAAAGGCTACATCTCAGCCCTTGTCGGACCTGAGTGTAGGCAAATGCTGGTAGCGGAGGAGGGACTTGAACCCCCGACACGCGGATTATGA